ATATATAAGTGGAAAAAGCACAAGGAAAACTAACTAGCGATAATCATGCTAGTTGTTCAGGACTACCTGCCCTGTTTGGTGTAAGTGGTTATGAAACTCGTAATGAATATTTAGACTCAAGGATTAGAGCAAGACTTGGAGAAAATGTCAGATCAGAAAAAGGTATTCATGCTGAAATGGGTAATATTTTAGAAAATCCTATTCTTGAGATCACAACAGAAAAATTAGGTCTAGCCAATTTAGAAAAAAATATAAGCACTCCTGTATTGCATGAAGAATATCCTTTAGGTGGTTCAATAGATGGTATAGCTTTTGCTAATAATAAAACAGTAAAACCTGATAATGAACTTATCTACACCGAAGATGACCAAGATATTTTATTGCATGGTAAAGGTATATTAGAAGCTAAAGCGACAGGCAACCATCCTGAAGAAGATGGAAAGCCACCTTTGTTTCGTGGTGTCTTGCAAGTAAAAGGATTGATGGCAATAACTGGCTACGATTGGGCTTGTGTTTCTACTTTGCATAGATCAACGATGTTCAAAATGTTTTTGCTGAGAAGGGATTTGAAATTTGAGTCAGAACTAAAAGATGTGATCTTGGACTTTGAGAGAAGGATCAAAGAAAGTGACTACTATCCACCAGTCACCCATAAAGACACCCAAATTATGTTTCCAAGTCCTGAGACAGCGAAGGTGGTTGATTTAAACAATAACGAAGCCATAGGTCTATGTAAGAGCATTGTGTCGGCTAAAGAGCAAATAAAAGGTCTGAATGATGTCATAAGTGGTGCTGAGATCAGACTGCAAGAAATGATGGGAGATGCAGAAATTGGCAACATGGATGGTTTTCAAACATCTTGGAAAACAACAACAAGAAAAACCAAGATGGTAAGTGTGCCTTTAGATGAACCAGTCACAACTAGAAATAAAACTGTCAGAGTCAAAAAGTTAGAAAGTTGAAGATATGTAAAGACTGTAAGCAACAAAAAGAACTGGCAGCTTTTTACTACAACAAAACAAAAGAGTTATATGAAAACAGTTGCAGAGTTTGTCGTGCCAAAAGAAAAAGATTACATATTTCAAGCAGTCCAAAACAATACATAAAAAATTTAGTTCATCAATCTAAGAATAGAAGCCGAGCAGGATTGTTTTTTAGCATCACACCTGATCAAGTCTATGAGATTTATCAAAAGCAAAAAGGTAAATGTGCCATATCAAATATCACAATGTCGTATGTCAAAGATGGTAAGGGTGATCTCATAAACAACTACAAAAATATTTCCATAGATAGGATAGATAATGCTAAGCCATATTCGACTGAGAATGTTCAACTTATTTGTGTAGCTTTGAATTTTTGGAAAAGAAATCTTAGCAATCAAGATTTTTGTTTATTGCTTGATCTGTTCTATAAAGGAATGTGTGGAGATACTTCAGCAGGTGACAGACACCCCATGCGATTTTTTAAGCACTCGCATTTAGTAAAGAAGCGTTAGCTAATGCCCTTCGCTTTACTTGTTGTGCATACCTAGAATCTAGTAATTCTACAGCAGCTTTTTCAAAATCTATTTGGTCTATAGCATCAAGCATTTTTTCAAAACCTAGTAGTTTAGATAGACCTAAGTTGTAGTGCATATCTATTAGCACAAGTTTGACTTTATTGGGTAGCTTTTCAAAATTTTTGATTATGCCTGAGAGTTCTTTGATAGCTATATCAATGTCATTTTGTAAAAGATAATTAGCTTCTTCTTTTGTGATCCCTCTTTGTTCAAGATTGCGACCATGTGCGATTGATAAATAACCTGATGGACATTCATAGACCAATGCAGAATAACCCTCGAACTCTTTTATGTGATTAGAAACTTCCTCTCTGAGTATTTTTTTCATTTAGTTAGTATAAGGGAAGGGCAACCAAAGTGGAATATGGGTATAAGGAGATTACGAATATGGCTGCCCTAAACTGGAAATAGTAAACTTCTGACTATTAATGTAATAAAACTGGTAAGTAAGACAACAAGCAATCCTATGATTGTTCTTGTGCCACTCTCTAGTTTTGTTCTTATCTCTTTGACATCGCAATCAAGTTCCTCAAACTTGTTAAAAGCTGTTTTCCACCTTTCTTGGTTCTCTGCTTCTAAGACACACAATTCTAAATGAACATCTTGAGCAGTCTTTCTAGCCATTATTTACCCTGTTGCGATAGCATAAGATGTTGTTCTAACTGATCTGCTTTGGCTTTATAACCATTAACCAAAATCAACAGCTGTTTGACTTGTTCTTCAAGTTGCTCATAGCTTGGTTTAGGTTTTGCATTGTTAGAAGAATCTGCTTTTTTTTCTTCTTTTGCCATTTTATCTCCTTTTCCTTAATGAAAAATAATCTACAAAATCATATACCTTTTTATTCCAACCTTTTTTTGGTTCAGGGTATATGCTTATTAAAATGTTAGAGCAGCCATTGGCAAACACTAACCAAAATATTAAATCAAATATCCACATGAGTTTGATTATAGCTAAATTATATTAAAAGTTAAGACCAAATAGCAAATGCTATATCTCTAACAATTTGTGGTTCGTTGCTGTAGCTGTCAGTTGCTTGTATGGTTTTGGTTTGTGTCGATACCATCGGTAATAAATCATCATTAGGATCATCAAATACAATGTTGTAAATGCAAAATAATTGATAACCACCAGTTACTTTTTGCACTTCAACTCTTTCTACTTCTGTTGTCTTTTGTATTGCCATAATTAAATTATACTTCAGTCAGGTTAAATTTATATCTCTTATCCTTAAGTCTATTTATTAAATACAAATCATCTTGTCCTTCTTGTATTGTCCAGTTACCTTCTGAGCCATCTACTTCATTACCACCAGTACCAATATTGTTAAGTTGTATATCAGCAGTTACAACATTTCTCCATCTAAAGCTAGACGAACCTAAATCATACTCATCATCAGCACTTGGTAAAGTATGTCCACCAATTTTAAAGTTTGCCATCTGTAATCTCCTTGAACTGTCAATAAAGCTAAAACCACCAACAGCTAACGTGCCATTGAAAGATGCATTACCTGTATCTGTTTTAATAAAGGCTTTTTCAGTGATAGTGCCACCATCGTCTAAAGCAAAGGAAACCTTATCGCCATCCTCACCAGATTTACTAGCAAAAGTTAAAGCATTGGTGACATTGCCAGTATTAATTCTTAATTGTGGCTCATCAATACCAGAGCCTATTTTCACTAACGATGTGCTAACTTCAAACTTTTTAATAGAAGCAGAGGTGTCAATGGAAATAGAACCTGAAGTGATTGTGCCTAAATTAGCTGATATAGAACTTAAATTGGTAACTGATATATTGTTCTGATCTATTGTACCAACAATAAGATTACCACCACTTGTACTTATTGTTGTGCCATCAATACTTAATCTAGCTACATCTAATGAACCTGATGTAATGTTACTTGCTGTAAGATTGGTGACATTTACTGAACTACCATTAATTGTGCCACCTGAAATAAAATCTGCTGATAGTGTTCCTGCATTAATCTTACTTGCATTAAGATCATTAATTTTAGCATTTGTGATTTGTGCATCACCTATCTTCGCTGTTGTAATTTGTGCATCACCTATTTTGACTGTCGTAATAGCACCATCAGAAATTACATCTGTATCTACTGAACCATTACCCAAATCGGGATTTGCAACTGGTGGTGTGGTGTTGTTAAAAGAAACAGTAGATGCAGAACTTTCGACACCTAAAGAGTTTATAGCTGATACTTCACCTGAAAAGCTGTTTTGCACTTCAATACCATCAAGATCAAAAAACTCATTTTGTGTTTCACCATCAAATCTAATATTGCCACTACTATCTTTGACAACAACTCTAAATTTATAAGAAGGATATTTTGAGGAGTCAGTCCAAGTAAGTCTAGCAGGAACACCAGTAGAAGTATTTTTTGCTGTAAAGGTTAAACTTGATGGTGCTAAAACCCTATTCATTTCAACAGGATCATTTGGTATACCTAAATCTTCGACTGGTGGTGCTGTATAACCATAAATGTTGCTTTGATAAACAACAGCATTTACTTCTATGTTTAAATCAGGATTTATATTCATGTGGGTTATACGATATTGCTCTGTTGATAAATCAAGATCAGAATTTGTGATTGCAATTACTTCACCAACTCTTGACTTTAAAACTCTTGGTGTAGCAAGAAAAGTTATTGTTTTTTGATTTCTTGATCTTTGTAATATGCCTTTGGCATGATTATTGGCAATTCTATGACTGGTTACAAAAGGAAACTGGACTCTTGTTTCTAATACCTCATTGCCATCATCAGCTAATAAAGTCTCACTTGATTCACCAGTATTACTTATGGTGTCAGTTTCATATTTTTTTTGTGCATTAAAAAATTCGACTTCAACTTTGTTAAATTTAGCTTCTTTGTTTTCTAATGATAATTCTATACCTGAATCTATAATCATATCTTCAGTTAGAGTTTGAACTGGTGTTTC